TCGAAGTCGGGGGCGGCCCGCCGGGGCCGCCGGAAGGACCCCCACGCCGTGGGGGGCTGTTCGCCCCCCACTAGGGGGGCAGCAAGTATTTCGATAGCCGACCGGGCACCGCCCGCGAGTATTTCGATAGCCGACCGCCGCGGCCGCGGCAGTATTTCGATGGCCGACCATGCTCACGACCGCTCACCGCTCACCGCTCACCGCTCGTCGATGGTCGATGGTCGATGGTCGATGGTCGATGGTCGATGGTCGATGGTCGATGGTCGATGGTCGATGGTCGATGGTCGATGGTCGATGGTCGATGGTCGATGGTCGGATTCTCATTTCCTAAGTGTCCGGTCGGCAACAACTCTTTGCGATTGCCCGACGTTCAAGCAAAAAAAGTTTTTTTGGTGGAGCACTTGACGCCATGTTGCCGATGGGATACTATCATCACAGCGGGCAGGAAACCCGCGACCAACTAGGAGACGAACGATGCCCGCGACCATGACCAACACCGCCAACGCGAAGCGGCTTGCGGCGACTATTGGCGTCAATCAACTGTGGTGCCTCCAACTTACCAACGGCCGTCTGTACGTCGTGGCCGACGCCTATGGATCGTATGGCAGCGGCCGACGATGGGCCGTGACCGACGATGATGCAATCGAAATGGCCCGCAAGGCTGGAGTGATTTGCTCCGATGAGGGAGAGGTGACCGAATGAACACCGCCGAACACAAATCCGCCGCTGCCGCCGCTGGCCTTCAATGGCCCGACGTTTTGGCAGCGTATCGGGAAACCCGTGCGATTGAAGCCGAAGAGTTGGAGCGTATCGGATCATTCCGACGCGAAGCGTTGGAACAACTGAGCGGCGACAACCACGCTGGCCGCTTTAGCGGTCGCCATCGTGCGGCCTTCAGCGGCGGCGACGCTACCTACATTCGCGGGCTGGACGTTACCGCCGCTGGTCGCGGGATGACCGCTGATGAACTATTTGACGAACTAGCCACAACCAGCCGAACCATGCGGCCAGCCGATGAAGTCATGGCCGAGGTAATCGAGCGGCTTTCTGGCCTCAACCAGCCCGCCGAAGAATGCGAGCCGACATGGATGGGTCTAGTCGCGGCCGCGGCCGCGGCCGACATAACGGAGCAATGGCTACGCCAACTCGTGAAGGCCGGGAAGGTGCGTGGCCGACGGGTCGGCCGCCGTTGGGAGGTAGCCGCGGCCGATGTGGCATTCTTCCAGCGTCACCCAACGGCCGGCCGTCCCCGCGTTCGTGCTCACCTTGAAGCCTCACCCTTTTGATCTATTGTGTCCCATGGGACACAACCAACAACACAACCCGACCCGGCCGCGGGATTCAATCGGCCGGAACACTTGAACGGAGAAACGACGATGAATGCCACAACCACAACCACAACCCGCCGCGACGTTTACCAGGAAGTCACCGACGCGATCGTGTCGCGTCTCGAATCTGGCACCGTGGCACCGTGGCACCAGCCATGGAAAGCCGGCCACGTCGCCGGCCCGGTCTCCCGACCGCTGCGCCATAATGGAAAACCCTACCAGGGGGTAAACGTGCTGATGCTCTGGATCGCGGCTGAATCGGCCGGCCACGTCTCCCCCTACTGGCTCACCTACAACCAGGCCCGCGAGATCGGCGGACACGTTCGGAAGGGTGAGAAGGGGACAACCGTTGTCTACGCTTCAACGTTCCGGAAAACCGAAGAGAAGGCCGACGGCACGACCGCCGAGCGGTCGATACCGTTCCTGAAAACCTATACCGTTTTCAACGCTTGCCAGTGTGACGACCTGCCCGCCCACTACATGCAGATTGCCGAACCGTCGGCCACGGCCGGCGACCCCCTGCCCGCGGTGCTCGAGTTTGCCACCAACACGGGAGCAGACATCCGCGAGGGCGGGAGCCGAGCGTACTACAACCCGTCGGCCGACTACGTCCAGATGCCGCCGGCCGGCACGTTCGACAACCCGGAATCGCACGCCGGCACACTGTGCCACGAGCTGGCCCACTGGACAGGCCACGGCGCCCGGCTCGCTCGTGACTTCTCCGGGCGATTCGGCGATGACAAGTATGCCGCGGAGGAGCTGGTAGCCGAACTCGCGGCCGCCTTCCTCGCCGCCGATCTCGGCTACGAGCCACAACCACGCGAAGACCACGCCAGCTATCTGGCATCGTGGCTCCGCGTGTTGAAGGCCGACAAGCGTGCCATTTTCACCGCCGCCAGTCACGCCAGCCGATCGGCGGAATATCTCCACTCGCTCCAGCCGGGCGGAGCCAACCGTACCGAAGAGACGGCCGACGACCTGGAGCCGATCGCCGCAGAGTGACGACCTGCCCTCACCCCCTGCCCGCCCCCGGGGCAGGGGAGACGGGCCGGCCGACACTCGACCGACCACAACCACCACCAGGAGCAGATCCCATGAACGCCACAACCACCGACAACCTTTACGGATGCCCCACCAAGCAGATCGACCACGCCGCCTATCCCAAACTGTGCCGCACGCGATCGGACGCCGAACTTCTGTTCGTCATCGCCGATTGCCAAGCAGTCCTCGCCGCATGGCCCGACCAGCCGAACTACGGCTATTACCTGGACGAAATCAACTACTGTGCCGATGAGCTGGCCCGACGGGCCCGCGGCAGCAAACGCCGCCGCCCCACAACCAACGAGATAGCAGCCGCTGCAGCCGCGGCCGCTTGGAGCCTATGCGAAGGGCTTGACGACTGACCCGGGCCGCCCCGGCCACCGCCGCCCCACCGGGGACGGCTGGAACCGGGCCGGCCCGGCGATCGCCGGCCACCGAGACCCACAACCACCACCAGGAGCCACAACCATGTCCGACTACATCGCACGATTCGACCGCGGCCCGTCGACACGATTCGACGCCGTCACCGACTCCGCGGCTATCGACTACGTCCGCGAACTACTGGCCGACGAGGGGGCCGACGATGGCGAATCCGCCAGCGTCTATCGGCTCGACGACGACGCGAACGGCGTCGAGGAATATATCGGCGAGGCCACCGCCGGTAACGACGACCAGGCCGACGACGACGCCCAACCGTTAGCCGTCGAAATCGTGCCGGCCCCGCTGGGGCCGATCGAAAGAACCATCGCCGGCCTGATCGTGCGATGCCTTGACCTAGTCGCAACAGTCGCGGCCGATTGGCGCGACGCCCTTACCGAAGAAATGACGCCCGCAACCTGATCGCCGCGGCCCCCCGGCCACCGGCCGCCGACCTGGCGGCCGGGCACCGGGCGGCCGGGCACAACGCCCGACCACAACCCACCACCACCGAGGAGCCGAGACCATGAACGCCACAACCACAACCACCGCCACCGACCAGCGCCCGACGTGCTGCGAATGCGGGAGCCACAAGGTAGAGACAACCGCATGGATCGACTACGACGCCGAGGGCGTCGCCCGCATCGTCGACGGCGAAGGCCCGCACGGGGACGAAACCGGCAACTGGTGCCACGACTGCCAGGAGCACGTCTACCTTGACTTCCCCACAACCACGCCGGCCGACGACGCCCGACGCCAGGCCGCCAACGCGGCCCGCGAGCACGCCGGCGAAATGCTGGAGCTGCTAACGGCGATCGTGGCCCCAACGCTCGGCTACTACTCGCCGGACGATGCCGCCGCTTGCGGGTCGGCCATGGCACGGGCCCGCGAACTACTGGCCCGGCTTGCATAACCCGCGGCCGCCCCCGCCCCCCCGTCAGCCACCAGGCCCACGGGGCACCGGGGCCGGCCGTAACGTTGACGACCAACCCACAACCACAACCAGGAGAACCAACCATGAGACCCCCCGAGACCTTGAAGCACGGCACCGCCCTTATCTCTTGCACTGGCGGATGGCGAATCCGTTGGGCAGACGGCACGACCGCCGGCCGCGTTCGTGCTCGCCTACGCCGAGACCGTACCGCGTGGATCGCATTCTGCGACGCATGGGATGGATACACCTGGACGCGAGACAAGGTAATAACCCGCCCGACACTCCCCGAACTGGAAGACGCCGTCCGGCAGTATGCCGACGCCGTTGACCAGCACGCATGGGTAGCGACCGGCGCTTGCCACAACTGACCGCCCACAACCAGCCACACAACCACAACCCACAACCAGGAGCCCACGCCATGACCGCCGCCCAGTTTTGCCGACTCGCCGCCCGTTACCGCGACCTCGATCCCACAACCCGCCGAGCCGTCGACGCCCTCGCCATCGGCGACGCCCGCACGGCCGACGACCACGCCCCCCGTGGCACCGACGCCCGCCGCACGGCCGACCGTTACCTACTCGACCTCGACGCCGCTGGTGCCCCGGTCGGCCCCGCCCGCCCGGCCCCGGCCCGCTTCGTCCCAATGTTCGCCGACTGACCACAACCAACCCCACAACCACAACCAAGAGCCACAACCATGCCCCCCAGCCGCTTTCACCTAGCCCCCTATTCCTTGACGTTCGCGGCCGACGACCACCAGCGAAACCGCTGGACCCTCGCCGCATACATCGCCGCGATCGACGCCGGCGGCCAGCTCAACCACCAAACCCACCAGGCCGCGATCCTGGAGGGACGACGGCTAGACGCCGAGACCGGATTTCGTTGGTGGGTGCTCGACACGGCCGGCAAGCTGGACGCCACGCCAGCCAGCGGTTCCGCGATCGCTTGACACTTGGAGCCGACCGGAAACAATGTCTCCCATGGCACCCAAGATCGACCCGGACAAATACGTCACCATCGGCACCGCCGCCAAACTGGCGAACGTGTCGCGGCTATGGATGAGGAAGCTAGTCCAGAATGGGCACGTCTCCGGAATCCAGATCGACAACCAATGGTTTGCCCTACGGTCGGCGGTTGAATCGTTCGCCGAGACAACAGCCGGACGCGGCCGACCACGCGGCGGAAACCACGCCCACTAGCCCACGCCAGAAAAACTTTTCTTTATCCCTTGTTTAGTTGTTGCCGATTGGATACAAATAGTCAGACACCACAACCCGCGACCCCGGCCGCACAACCAGGAGAGAACCATGACCCCGATCGCCCGATACCAAACCCTAGCCACCCGCCACGCCTTCCGCGGTTGCGACCCGCTCACCCAGCCGATCGTCCACGCGATCGCCGGGGGCCGGGAGATGCCGGAGGAGTTTGCCATCCTCGACACCTATTACGACATCGGTGCCCCCGAGGTGGAGCAGCGGTGCGAGACGATCCGCGATGAGGTCCGCCGGATAACCAGTGCCGCCGGAATCCCCATGGCCCGCACGTTCACCATGATCGACGGAGGTGCCGCATGACCCCCGACATCATCGCCCTCGCCGCCGCCGGTTGCCGATTCATCCGCGTCGCCCGCCGGGAGAAACGCCCGCTCGGCTCGGCTTGGCAAACCCGCAGCACGGACAACCCGGCCGACGTGGCCGCGTGGATCCGCTCCGGCTCCAACGTGGGCATCCTGCTCGGCGAGCCGTCGGGCGTTGTCGACGTTGAATACGACTCCCCCGACGGGCTCCAGGAGCTTGCCGCCTACGGGATAACCGACCTTCACACGCCGACCTGGCGGTCGGCCCGCGGGGAGCACCGACTATTCCGTTGGGAACCGTGGATGCCGCCGACGGCCGTCGTGAAACTTGGGGCTATCGAAATACGGATTGGCGGTCGGGCCGCCCAATCGGTGCTCCCGCCGTCGGTCCACCCGACGGGCGTGGCATATGAATGGACAACCAGCCCGGCGGAAGTGGGAATCGCCCACTTTCCCGCCCAGCTACTGGCGGGAGCACTGGCATGATCCGCGACGCCGTCCGGGCACTTCTCGCCGTCGTCGTTATGGCGATCGCCGCCGCTCTACTTATAGAGACGCGATTCCACCTGGCGGCGATCGACACGGCCCACCGGGCAGCCATTGACATACGTCAATCGGCCACACAACCAATGGCCCCACAACCAGTAGCCGCGGAGCCGGCCCCGCTTCGCCGGCTTGGACGGGCAACCCTAGACCTGGCTGACGCCGCCGTCGGTCTCTTGCGGTGAGTCGGCGATCGACCGCCCCATCGCCCGCAGGATCGACCGCCACGGCCGCGACGGCCACCACAGATCGAGTAGCACCACCCCGATAGCCGAGGTCGTGCCGCCCAGTACCACGTCCCACAGCGGCCCGGACCCGTGACGTGCTTCCCACTGCTCGCGGACCTGGCTCCGCATTAGCGTGAGGGCATGGCCGACCGACGCATGATGCCGCCCGCCCCCGGCTTCGGCGTCCTCTAGGTGATTGTGCGGCCAGTGCCGAATCGCCAGCCTGGTGAGCTGGTCGACCCGCCAGACTTCGGCATAGGTGACACGCGACCCCAACCGGTAGCGGACGTGCGCTTGTAGTTGGGCGATCGCTTCGTTCACGTCGTCACCGCCGGGGTGGGCACGTTCCGGAGACGCACGTCGTGCCGGACTTCACCGGCACCGGCACCGGCGGCTTCGCCGCCAGCTCCTCGAGGATCGACGCCCTGGCGGCCGACACCGCAGCCGCAGCCCTCGCGGGCTCGGTCGCGATCCGCTGGTGATCGGCAGATAGCCAAACGAGTATCGAAATAACCCACCGCCAGAGGATGCTCACGGCTTCACCTCGTCGAGTTTCCTCCAGATCGCCATACACGCGACCGCACCGACGACCGACAGCACCAGGCCAGCCGGCCGGTAGTGGTCACCGCTCACGAGAGAACCGGCCAGACCGCCGGCCACGGACCCGGCAACCCCGACGGCGATCGTCTGCCACCGGCTTGTTGGCTTTACCGGCGGCCACAACCATTCGGCGATTGAGCCGGCGATGAAACCGAACATGAGCCATACGATGATCGAAAACATCACCAGCCCTCCGCATGACATACGAGTGATCGGTCCGAACAATGGGCGGCCGCGTATTGCTGCTCGACCGGCCGCGGTGCCGGCTCGGCGAACACCGTCATCCACAACCCCATTTTCGCCAGCCGCGAAATCAGTTTGATGAACGGGCGTTGCGGCCGCGGGTTGAATGGATTCACCGGGTCGAAGCCTGGCACACTGGCGGCCAGATAACCGGCCACGAGACAGCCGAGACATGAGAGAACGATGCCGCGTTTGGTCATGACAACACTCACAGGGCGAGGTAGTGATTGACGGACGGCGACTTCGCCGCGTCGGTCGGGGCCGGGGCTGGGGCCGGCTGCAGCCAGCCGGCGTGATCGAGGTCGCGGTACTTGAAGCCGTCGACCGAACCGATGACGAAGGAATCGCCTTGGGCGAGGATCGCTTCCGCGTCTTGGCGGGAGATCCAGAACGAGCCGTCCGGCTGGTCGGATGGATGCTTATTGCCCCCGACGTAGTTCGACCACGAGTTGAGCACCAGCACGCCGTCCCGCGGATTCTTCATTGGCGATGAAGAACCAGCCGCGTTGTTCTTGGCGTACTTCACCGCAACGATCACCATGCAGTGATTCCAGGTTCCGGCCCGCCGACAGAACCCATCCGAATCCCGATCGCCACTGGCAAATCCGACGTTGCTGCAAATCGGCACGCACATGCCCGACTCTAAGGCGGACACAAGCGACGCCCAATCCTCACAGAGAGCCACGGCCCTCGCGGTGTGCTCGCGGCCCAGCTTCGCGAGCGAGGGTGGCACTCCGTATGCACCCCACTGCCGAGAGCGGTCGATTGAGTAGGTCGTGAGGTCGATGTCGCCGTAGACCTGGCGATAGAGGATCCCGCCGACCGTCTGGTCCTTGCACCGCCCCGACACCCAGCGGGCCGCAGCACCGCCGTAGGAGCCGTCGGAGAACCCAGCGTTGGTGACCGGCGGCATCCGGCCGGCGGTCCTCGACCCGCCGTAGATTGGCTCGGTCGCCACGATCAGCGGGCATTCAGCCAACCCGCCAGCGACGTGATCGACACACTGGCCGATGTACGACCCCATAGCCCAGCCGAAAGAGACGCACGTCCCGGCGCTACCCTGGTTCCACGGCCCGAATGGCTTGCCGTACTTCTGCCGGTGGCACCGGTCGGCGAACCGGTAAAGGTAGGCATCGTGCCCCTTCGCCCCGGCGATGACCTCGGCCCCGGCCTGGCGGAATAGCGGCTGGTCCAGCTCGCGAAGGAACTCCCGCGTGCCTTCCGGGTTCGCGACGTAACCGAAGTTTGTTTCGACGCGGTCAGCCAGCCGCGAGACGTACCGCGAGACGATCGTCCCAAGCACCGCCGCGAACACGACGAACGCGATCGCAGACCACGACCAATCACTTCGCCGCATTGGTGGCAGCCCTCCCCAAATCGCGATACGCCGCAACCCACGCCGTCCGCTGCTCGGCGGTCAGCGGCCCGCCGTCGGTGCCCACGGCGTCCTCGAGGTACTTGGCGATCGCGTCCCGTGCTGCCGGCTGCCGGTCGCCAATCGAAATACCCCGGCAGCGGAGAATCCTGGTCCGCTTCCGCAGCTCATCCACGCCGATGCCGGTGGAGAGATAGCCGTCTGGCTGGCCGGACGAAAACTCGATCTCGTCGGCCAGCTCCGAACACATAGCACCGATGAGGGCCGCGTCCTCACTGGCCGTCTCTCCGGCGAACAATCCGGCCAACGACAGCGGGCCGGCGTCGGGGGCGGGAGTCGGGCCGGGGGCGGGAGACTCCGACGGCCCGAGACCATACGCGACGGCCGCGGCCACCAGGGCGATGCCGGCGTAGTGGCGGGGCGTGAGTTTGGCGGCGGCGGCCCTGGCCTTCTCGGCCAACGGCTGGAGGTGAGGCCAGCCCCAGGCTGCCACCGCTGCGATTATGAGAAGCGTAGGAATCATGCGAGCCTCACGAGTGGTAGGAGTTGCTCGATCGCCCCGGACGCGAGGGCGAGCACCAGGAGCCGGACGGGCCCGCGAGCCAGCCCCCATAGCGGCCAGAGCACCAGCGGCACGCATCGGTCGGCCACCGCGTCGAAGAGGGCGGCCACGCCGTCAAGCACCGCGGCCTTCTTCTCCTCGCCCGTCATGCCGACCACGTCGTCATAGAGGGAGACGGCCATCCGGAGGAACGCGACCAGCAGTTCACCGAACTCGGCCCACGTCAGCCCGTCAGCAGCGGCAGACTTGGCCGACTCAACGAACGCATGAAGTTTCACGAGGACGCCGCCGGGGGTGTTGGCCGCAGCCGCGGCCGGTGCTTCTGCGATCATGGCTATGCGTATGTGCCGTTCCCGACTACGGTGATCTGACCGGCATAGGTTCCAGTGATGCCATTGGCGACCGAAAACGACCCGGTGGCGGTCGAAATGCCGGAGAGGTAGTCGGCAAAATGAAACTGCCCGCCGACGTTGATTCGCACACCAGTCATTCCGGTAGGTGCCCCGAACTGGACGTACCCTCCAGTCGGCCCGGTCGAGACGTTAACCAGCACTTCCTTGAGGGTCGTGACTTGTGCGGACCCAGTAGGGCCGAACGCCGAAACCGGGAGACTCAGCGTGCCCCACGTTACGCTTCCTATCCCGGTGGTCGCGAAAGTCTCCGACCACGCGACGTTGGCTTGGTTTGGCCCAGTGCCGGTTGTGATCGACCGGCTAGACGATTGCGTGTCCGACTTAGACGAACCGCCGTCGTCAGCCAGCGACCAAGCGACGCGAGTTGCCCCAGCGACCGAAAGTGTGTTTGCCATGGTTAGTAAATGTTTCCATACGAGCCGATGCCAATCACCGTCACGCCGACGGAGTAGGTGCCGGTGACGTTCGATTTCAGCGTGATTCCAGAAAACGAAGCTCCGACTGCAAGTCCATCGGTATAGTCGGCGAGGTGCATTTGCGATCCGACATTCATGCGGACGCCAGTGACTCCCGTCGGGATTCCGACAGTCAGATTCCCACCGGTTGGACCGGTCGCCACGTTCACCAGAACTTCTTTGATTGCGGTGAATGAAATAAAGCCGTCGTACCCAAAGGATGTGTCGCGATACTCAGCGAGGTCGATGTTCGTCGTGCTCGTTCCGGTCACGCTCACCGTGTCGGTGATCGCCACGTTTGCTTGGCTCGGCCCGGTGCCATTGGCGATCGACCGGGACGACCGCTGCTCCACCGACCTCGACACCGACCCAATGCTCTGGCTCTCGGACAGAGTCCACGCCAGCCGAGTGTTTCCGGAAACCGAGAGGGTGTTTGCCATCAGTGGATCTTCCCTTCCGCGTGGAGTCGTTTTGCTTCGGCGAGCGTCAGCCCAGCCCGTATGGCAAGGAACTCAAAAAACGTCAGTGGCGTGCGGCCCGATGGCTTCCGACTCGTGATCGCCCCGATCCCAACACGCCGGGACGGCTCGTAGTGGACGTGCTCGCCGGCATCGCTGGCCGACGCCAGCGGCTCGCGGCCCCTGGCGGTCGATCGAAACAACGAGTCGGTCATGCAGTGCCCTCTACCACCATTGTACGGGTGTTCACTGGCCCTCTCGGTCCATGACTTCATACAAGCAAGCGGCATATCCGGCGATGTCGACCGGGCCGTCGATCGTGGCATTCGGCCCCCGGAATCGCGCGATCTTGTCGAGGATCATGATCGTGGCCCAATCCGCTTCGGTGAGCGGTCGTTTCAGCACGTCGGAGAACGCCGCGTTGACCATCCCGATGGTCCGGGCGAAGTGATGCTTCGGCCCGCCGTACTTCGGGCGACGGTCGCGGATCACTTCGGCGGTCCTCGAGCACAACTGCTCCGCGGGAGTCTGCTCCGGCTCCGGCCGATCGCCGCTGGCACCGTAAACCCGCCGGGTGATCGGCTCGCCGTCCGGGGCTATCTGGTCCCGCTTGTATTTCTCCCACGCCGCAGCGATCGCCGCTCCACTCGCCGCACCATCCGCCACGCCGCTCGACCTTGTTGCCTCCAGCATCCGTTCCCTTTCTCGTACGAGTCTCATGCAATGGGCCGCCAGGTTCCCCGACGTGCCGCACCATTGGCCCTGGAATCGACGGGCGTCACGCACGACCGTCGCGATGTATTCGTCGGTGAGTGGTTCGCGATACGAAACCTCTGCCGAAGTTTCTAAGGGCATAGGTTTTGTCACTTCGCACCCCCGACATACTCCATGTGCATCTCGTGCAGCCCGCCACGCTGCGAATAGACGAAACCTTGCATCGCACGCTCGGCACCAACGAAGCCCATGTCGACGTGCCACGAATCCGGCGGAACGATGGTCGGTGCCGTCCGCACGATCACACTGTCGATCGTCCCAACCTCGGCGGCCTGGTGGTGAAGGTGCCCGACGTGCCACTCGCGATGCCGGCACTGCGACCACTGGGCTGCGGCCTCAATCGCCATCACGCCGGCCAGCTTCTTCCTTGCCTTGTCGCCGTGGGTGACGCCGATCAGATTGCCGCCGTGCGTCAGATACTTCCTTGACGTGAACTCTGTGTTGACCGACACACGCTTATCGTCCCGATACCGCTCGGCGAATATCTTTTGGAGAGCCCACGCCATCGCGGTGTCGTGATTGCCTGGCACGAAGACAACCTCAGTCGGCAGCGTTTCGGCAGACTGCTCCACCACTCCGGCGATGGCAGCGACGGCCATCTCAATCGTCTTCTGCAGCCGAGAGTCGCGGTCGATGTAGGTGCCGCCCGTAGTGGTCCCAGAGATCGTGTCGAAATGCAGCGTGTCGCCAGCGAGGACAATGGTCCGCCGGCACGACGCAGCACTCCGGTCAATCAGACGGCTCGCCGTCTTTCCAACCAGCTCGGCGGCGATCGACAAGTCGTAGTCGCTGCCGGTGGTGTGCCGCCAAGACCGCCCTCCGAAATGGAGATCGCTCATCACGAGCACACTCCACAATCCGGACTGCTTGCGGCCGTGCCCGCCACGCTTGGGAAGCCGTAGCGAACTGGACGCGGCGGCGATCAGCCCGTCCACGATTTCCGTAGTTGTCGGCCCGCCCCGCGGCTTGAGCCGCACGAACACCCGGAACAACTCGGTAACGACCGGCTGCCCGGTGCTTCGATCGACCGACGCCGACTCCCACTTGGTCGCTTCACTCGCCGCGACCTCGTAGCGGTCGAGGTCGGCTTCGATATGCCGCAACAAATCCTCCACCGTGCGGATCGTCCGCGACGTAGACCGGGCCTCGAGCACGTCGCCGTCCTGGCGTTTCGTGACTTGCTCGGCGTCGGCGGCTGGGGCCGGCGGCGGGGCCGCGGCCTTCACCCGGTCGATCAGTCTTTCCTTGTCAGCCATTGCCGAAGCCCTTGGCGACCGCACACCGGGAATCCATCCGCCGCAGCCATGGCGACGATCTGATCGGCAAGCCAGCACGCGGAGACTTGCAGATCACCCGACTGCCACTGCCGGCGGATCTCTAGGAGCTGCTCGCGGACGGCCGGCGGCAGCCGCGATTCAAACCCGCGGGGAGCGGATTTGATGCCGGCTGCAGCCGCGTTGATGCGGTCGACGAGCGTGCCCATAGCACGATCCTCGCGGATAGTGTACGGGTGTCAACCCTTGTTTTCCGGGGAGTTTGAGCCCGGAGAAAGCCCGAGATATTTGGCCCCGACGGCGTTTAGCATCTCGGCCCTCTCTCCGCACCCACACGGGCGGCCGATCACCTTGCTGACTCGCTCCTCAGTGATGCCGATGGCAGACAGCCCGGACTTCACCATGTCGCCCAGGCCGGGCCTTGCTCGCGGGTAGGCCGGGTGCGTCTCGTCCACCGTGATCGTGTCGTTGTCCTGGCTCACGATGCACGGTCGCACCTCGTCCAGCGTGTAGCCACGCTCGCGGCAGCGTTGCTCAAGGTGGTCGAGCTGGCAGGAGATCATGGGAGAGGATTTGTCTCGCACGCCTCGCGAGTTTCGAGCGTAAACGATACTTGCGGCATTAGATCTATTTCTTCCGTAATGTCGGGGCCTCCGGATTGTGTCCCGCGGCATCCGTTGAAGTTTGCAGTACCACTTACGAAAAGACTAGTAGAGTCCCACGCGCCAAATGACGTACTGGCAGCCTTGGAAGCAATCGACCACTGAATCGGGTTTGCTAGTTCGAACTGGCAAGCGTCGGCAAGATATACCCTTTTAGTTCTGCTGGCGTTCGAATACGCACAAAGATTCAACCGAAGTCCATCATTTGGGTTTTCGATGATCAATGTAGAGTTCATCGAAAAGTAAAGGTCAACGCCCATGCGAAAGCCTGCGCCTCCGACAGATTCGCAAAAAAACTTTGCGCCAATCTCAAAGCCAGTGGCGAAAGCTCTATTGCCGCTTGATTCGCAACTGTAACCACGCAAACCAGATAATCTGGCGTCTAGGCCCGGGCATGAAACAGAGATAACGTCCGCGGGATTGTTTTGGTTGTAACTGCAGCTTCCAATAAACAGAGATTGAAGGACACCCGGAGACTTTTGGACGCTGACGCTATTTGATGATGTATCACACACCGACGGAGACGAGAGCGACGAAGAACTTCCGCCGTATGTCGTTGATATGGAGAGCTTGTATCGACACAGTGGGAGACATTCGCAACTGCCACAACACTCGCACCCCGGCAGTAACACCATCACGAGCACTCCGCTGCGATTAAGTGCCAAGCCGAATCTATACTCGCCACAGCAACCCACTTGGCCGCACTGCCGGAAGCGTTGACGGTAGCGAACCTATTCACGCCGGTCATCGATGGCGACCCGCTGGCTTGAGATCCGGCCGCCGTGTATTCCCACACCGTCTGCGTCGACCCCTTGGTCCACGTCCCGGTGATCTTGCCGACCTTCACGCCGCCGGTAGCGTCGCCACTCCCGGCGCCGATCCGCACGAGCCCCCACTTCCCGGCTCCTGTCCCGCTCTCCTTCCACAGAATCGCGGCCTCGCCGGACGACGCCGTTTTCAGCTCCGTCGTTGACCCCGGCTTTGGGGTCGCAAACCGATGGCTGGCGTCTATCACGTCAAGTTTGCACTGCACGACCCCGTCGATCGCAGCCATGCCCAGCTTGTCGGCACCGATCGGCTCGACGGCGATCACGAAGCTACCGTTGGTCGTTCCGGTGGGCGTTTTTCCAATGACGGCCGGCGAAGACTGAAAACCTTCCGTTGCCGTGCCCGTGCTGCCGCTTGGGGTCGGCATCACGCCGTCGATATGCAGCACTCCCCACTGCGGCACCGTGCCGCTCGTCTTGTTCTGGCAGTAGACCCGGAAGTTGGTCCGGCGATACGAAAACTCATCGCCGGGTGCGGCCGCCGCCCCTGGCTTTACAAGATCCACTACACGATTCCAGGTCGTGGCATGGATCTTCAGCTTCTCGCCCGGCTGTGCTTTCGCGTAAGGATCGCCTGACATTACTTACCGAAATCCTTCTTTGGCTGCCAGACTTGCGGGAAGGTTGTCCCGCCGATATTGAGCTTCGTGAAGTCGCCGCCTTCATAGACGCTGTTGACGTAAACAAACTTGGGCCGCTTGACGATCGACTCAGCTACGGCGGCGGTTTCATAGGTGACTGTCATGTAGTCCCAGCCGCCCTTGTTGATCCCACTTATTGCACCGACTTCCAGGTTTTTCTTGTTTGGGCTCGCGGAAAACGAAAAGGTGATTTGGCACTTTGAAGCACCGCGATCCACTTGGCCGCGTGCCCCAAGGAAAAGCACCTCGCCCTTTTCAAACATTCGCCATGACGCATTGTTGATTTTTCCGGTCAAGTCATACACGTCCGCGAGGTATCTCTTGACCACGGACTCCGAAGGGAACGTCCACGTCTCTGAAAACGTGAACGCCGGTATGGTTACATCGACGCCGCGGACCTGGTCGCCCTCGATGTCTATGGCCCCCTCTACGTCTGGTGCCGTCCCAGGTGCGACCGCATATTTCGACTGGCCGGTGCCGTCCGTAAGGCCGACGACATTCTTCGTATTCGCCTGCGTGATGTGTCCCGTGCCGCTGGTCGTGTCAAACGAAATACTTCCAGATACACCGTCACCGCCATCATCCTGCGAATCCTGGTCAGGTTGCTCTTCGTCGGACTCGATCGCAAGATTGACGTACTGGGCCGAAACCTCCCACCAGTAGTTGCCCAGCCCGCGAATGTCGATCCTGGTTCGCTTGTGGCCGTACTGGTAGAGCGGGGAGTTTTCTGTCGCCCACTGTTCGGCCTCTAGGTAGCCGGCCTTCTGCGACACAAGCCACCGCAGCGTGACCTCACGCTCGAGGCCGCCCTTGTCGTTGGTCGTCAGCCCACCGGAGCCGGAGTCGAATAGCTCGATTACTTCTGGATATGCCATTGTTTCACTTATGCAAACGCGAGCCCGCCCGAACGGGCTAGGCCAACAAGCTCTCTTAGGTGCCGCGTAGATTCGGCCACCGATGCTGCCGTCTGCTCCATGGGGGTTACAAGTGCTTCGTCACCGCCGGCAACCGGGGCGGTTTGCACGCGGGCCGCAGCCGCGATCGCACCATTCACGGCGTTGATGTCTCCCAGCGGGTTGGCGTTATTGGAGTTGCCCTGCAGCATCCCTTCAAGCGCGTCCGCAGCCCTTCCGGTGTTGTCAGCAATTGAGTTCATTACTTGGATTTCGGGTCCGACCCCGATGCGTCCGGCGAGAGCCGCGGAAAATGTTCCAACCGACTTGGCGGTCACACCGCCGGCCGCGGCGTCCATCATGGGCATTTGAAGATCGCCACGCTTCGCTTCGTTCTTGCGAACCTCGTCCGCCTTCTTGCGATTATCCTCGCCCTGCTTCTTGATCCGTTCTCGCTCTGCCTTTAGTTCGTCGATCGTGCCTGGGAGGTTGTCTTTTGTCGCAGCATCGGCCGCCTCACGCTCCTTGGCCCTCCGGTCTCGCTCTGCGGCCCTATCCTGCGACCTGGCATCCGCATTCGGGGACTTTGCCCTCTCGCCCTCAACGCGCTCGTCGACGGCCTTGAGGGCATCCGTCAGTCCGTTCATGGCGAAATCCCAATCAAACGCGGCTTTGAAATACTGCCCGAGCCGCTCAAGCTGCCCCTGCAGCCAAAGAATGTCGCTCCCGAAAAGACCGAGGAAACGGTCGAGTCCCTCGATCAGCATGTCTCCGATCCAATCGCTAACGCCCATGACGGTGTTCTTCACTGCGGAAAACGTGTCATGGAAATACTGCTGCATCTCAACCAACGCGATGGCGAGGTTGATATTCATGAGCTGCCACGCGGTGCCGAAATCAAGCGACATAGCGGCCGCCATGATCGCGTCCATTTCGCCCCGGAATGCCGGGGAGAGTCCGTACATATTCGCCAGCATGATCGCCACGCCGGCCGTCAGGGCGGCGGCCGCGATTCCGATTGGCGACGTTAGTAGTGCCAAGGCCGCCGACAGCACAGCCACCCCAGCGGCGAGCGCCTTGAATGCGAGCCCGGTGGCTATGAGCACGACACCCATCCCGACGAGTGCCACCGTGGCACCGACCGCTGCCGTTGTCACGCCTGGGAATGCCGAGATGAGGGCTGCCACAATGTCGATGAACTTGGCCGCGGCCGCGGCCGCATAGCCGATGTTTGGCCCGAGAGCCTTCGCAAACGCGATCGTCAGCCGCTCGACGGCCGCATACATCGTTTGCAGCGCACCAGTGATTCCGCTCATGAGGATCTGGAACTTGAGCGACACCGGAAGGTTTGATTCCATCGCGTCTGCAATATCCTCAAACCCAGCAACGCCAACATTCAGAAAAGCACCGACCACCCGGATGCCGCGGTCGCCGAACACCTGTCCGAGAATCCTGTCACGCATGACATGGTCGACGCCCATCAAGGCATCTTCGAGAACTCCGACAATCTGGACGAGCGGCAGAAGATCGCCGTCGGCATTGCGGAAGCTCTCCACGGTGAGCCCGATTTGGGCCAGTGCGTCCTCGGACTCCTTGGCCGGAGACGTAAGCCGCATCAAGGCCGTTTTGATGCCCGTGCCGGCCTCCTCGCCCTTGATCCCAAACCTCGCCAAGACCGCGAGGCCTTGCGAAATATCAAAGAGCGATTGGTTGAACAGAGCACCGGCGGACCCGACTAGGCCGAACGACTCAACCATTGCGGCGATCGACGTTTCGCTGGCATCCGCGGCGGCAGAAAGAGTATCGACGGCCTCGGTGGCAGAGACACCGAACGTGTTCATGCTCACCTTCATAAACACGGCCGCTTCCGCCATCTCAACGCCCGAGACTCGTGCAAACTCCACCGCAGCCTTGCCAGCACCCTCGAGCACTTGCTCGAGCGACATTCCGGCTTTCAGCAGTTCAAGGAAAGCCTCCGCGATTCCGGACGGGGCGATATTCATGGCCTTAGATAGGCCGATGGCCGCCTTCTCGACGGCCTGCAGCTCGCCGTCCGTAAGGCCGGCCGCGGCCTTCATGCCGAGCATGGCATCCTCAAACTTGGCGGCCGTCTTTGCCGCGAGCACCATCGGAATCCCGAGGGCCGTTCCGACGAGAGACATAGACGTGCCGAGAGCCTGCATCGTCGAGCCGATAGCCTTGAGCCGGCCCTGGACGCGAGCCATGGCTTGCTGGAATCGTGTGTCCTTGGCGTAGATTTCTACGAAGGCACCACCGGCACGAACTCCACCGGCGCCAGCCATTCTTAGTCCCCAAACATTTCAGCGAATGATTTCTCGTCGAGCATCTTTGGTTTTGGCTTGTCGTAGAACGGATTGAACTCGTGAGGCTGGTAAGGCTCCCGCCTCTTCTTGGGATCCCGGTGAATCGAGTAGTGCTGTGCTACGACGGTTGAGGTGTGACCCCACGCTTCCTTTTGCTTTGCTGTTGCTGCCCAGACGAGGCCGCGGAGCGTCCATTCTCCGGGGTGGACTCCGATGACGCCGGCAAGCTCGTAGCAGAGCTGGTAGAGGTCAAGAGGTTCTCGATCACGAGGTCCATCTCCTTCTCCATGTGATGCACCCTCGACTGCATCGTCTCCACCACCATCGCGTCGGCCTGCCTCGCCTTGTCGAGAGCCATCTGGAGCGCTGGCCTCAGATCCTTCCGGCAAAAAAAAACCACTTCGTCTAGCAGGGCGTTGCTGGCCTCGTGCAGCGTGTCGGCATTGAACCCGTCTGCAAACTGCTCCGGAGTGAGGCCACGCGACTCGACCTGGTCCTGACACATCGCGTAGAGAACGCGGCCGAGCGTGAAGACGTTGTTGATTTCTTTGAGGCAGTTTTGCGTAGTGGGGAGGTCGAGCATGTCCACGCCCGTTAGCGTCTTGGCACGCTCAAAAGCCCCGAGGCTTCCGCGAATGCTCCACAGCCGACCCTCAGTGTCCGTAAACGCCTTCATTAGTTCGCCTTAGTGGCCCCACTGCCTAAGAGTAAATCTGGCAACCACCGCGTCGTCGATGCTTTCGTCGGCCGAGATTTCGTGAATCGTGAACTGTGCCAAAACCGGCATCAGCCCATTCTGCGTTGTCACCTCAATAGGGGTATCTGAAAACTCGGCGGATCGGAGAACTGCGACATCCTGCGGATCAAAGACCTCGACCTCCACCTCATACGTTCGATGAATGACCACCGACGATCTGCATAAGTGCCCGTAGCCCGTGGCGTCCACCTCATTGGTGGTACGCCTCACGCCTACGTCACGCACGCTTTCAAGCGTGAAACCGTTGACCCTAAATACGCACTCGCGGCCGAGGACAAACTTTTCAGTGGGCACGGCTCACCTTTTGCGACGAGCGGATCACCCAGCGGTCTTGCGGAGGTTGACCGTCCACTCGACCGCGTTGTCCAAATCCTGCGACTCAGAGATGCTCATAACCTGGAATACGCCAGTCGGGCTCACGAATGGGCCGGTCGGCGACAGCGTGCAGGTGATCGTGCCGGTCGCCCCAAGCCCCGGAATGTCATGGTCGAGCACCGTTACGTCAATCGTCGTGTTTTTGCGAACAAAAGCGAACTCCTGCTCGTCACCGCTTCCGCGGGTGGTGACATCAGTCTCAGCCGCGGTCTCGCGATTCACCGAGACGGTTTTCACGTCCTTGTTGGCGATGCCGTTCGAGAACGTGAATGTGCCATCTTTGCCGAGGTAGTAGGTGTGGGCAGTAGCCATTTTGTCGCTAGCTCCTGATGCAATGCGGTTAGGTTAGTGTACCTATACGCCAGTATACCTGTAAACCTACGATCCCCTGATGAACGTCCCCCGGCCAGACTGCGACGCGCTAAACTGACCGCCGAACGCTTTGGCGAGGTCGCCATTGGCGACGGCACGCATGAGTGCCGGGTACATGTAGGGCCGTTCCGGATACCTCACCACCCGCCGCTGCGACGTGGCCTGCCACATCGCCCCATTGACCGGACGGCTTCCTGGAGCACCAGTCCTGGTGATGACCTGGCCGCCAGGATAGCGGTTGCGAAATACCCACACGGATAGGGTTTGCGTGCCCCCGAACTCGTGCAAATAGGGCAGCATCTTGCCCTTCTTGCTTGGGCCGACGACGGCCGACCTGGTCTGTGCGTCGAAGTAGTTCCAGAGGTTTCGACGGAAGCCGAGCATGTGCGAGTAAGGGACGTGCGTGTGCGGAGGTGTGCCCGGAGGTGACGGCGGCCTCGTCTGTATTTCCATCACTCTGGTCTCGATCGCACGGCGAGTCCGGTTGTTCGTCCCCGGCCTGTTCGCCAGCTCTCTCAGTCCCACGCCAGGGTTGTCCTTCATGATTTTCAGCCTCGGCCTGGCAGACCCCATCTTGCGAATCGACCTCCTGGCATAGTCCTTGATTCGCAGCGACCCCCTTGAGAGGGCTTTGTATTCCATCGCACTCAGCGCCGACTTCACTGCCGCCCGGTCAAAGAACATGCTGGTGCTGACCCGCAGCGAAACGCTTGGGATTTGGAATCCGCCGCCCATGGCTGCGGCAAACGGGTTTCCGCCCATCGGGAAAAATGCCATGACTATACCCCGTCGTTCTGTCGTGGAACTCGGTACGCAACCTCGATTTGAGCCGTGAAAATGCGACTGTCGTTCAACGCATCACGGTCAAACATTGTCTGAAACGACGACGAGTAGTATTTCGCGTTTTCCGGCATGATCTTGGCCGAGATTGTTTCGCCGCGGATCACGTCGATTATTTCTTCGCACAGCCGCATGAGCGGATCGACTTGCCCATTGCTGCCGTCGGTCGCCTTGGCGACGATCACCATGATCGAGTGGGTGAATAAGTCCTGGCCTCGCGAAACCCTCTCGGTCTCGGCCGGCCCCGGAACCACAGAGACACGAAGCTCTTGCAGGTCCGGCCGGTCGTAGTCCGGCACATACTTCCGTGACGCAACGAACGGCACCGAGAAAATGTGCGATGTCAGTGCGGTGGCGAGCGAGTCTGCGATTTCTACGGCGACTGACATTGTTATTCGGCCTTGGGGCCGTCCTCCGATTCCATTGTCTCTAGTATGCGGACGTTTTTCTTGAGTCTCTCGTCATTCGGGTTTCGGCTGACCGCTTCCCTGGCGTGCAGCAAAGCCTCGCTGTAGCGACCCATCTGCATGGCAGCGGAGCACGCTAGATCGGGGACGGCATCCGAGTAGGCCGCCGGATCGCTCGCGTGCGAACGGTTTTCGTCGGAGCAGTTGAGGGCTTGCCGTGCCCAGTAAAGCGTGCCGACCGGATCCCCCTTCGCCCACGCCAGCCCAGCGACGTGGAAAAAAGCCTCCGGCTCCAGCGGGCTCTCCAGCATGGACCCGAGGATATGCAGCTCCCCACGCTTCCCGTCCCGGCGAGACAGCGCCCGGCGGGCGTAGGATCGCTCGTTGGGAGCCCCTCCCGGCATGGCAAGGTATTTC